CGGCGCTTTTATCGCGTCTCTTGCAATTGGCTTTATTGCGGCTTACATTTCGGACAACCTTTGAAATCATCACTATGCCAGCACTGAAGAACCCAGCTTACGAGGCTTTCGCTCAGGATGTGGCGCTAAACATGCCAGCCGCTCAAGCCTACAGGAAGCACGTTGCCGAAGATCCAAACGGCGATCCAATCTCGATTGACCCGAGGGCTTCAAAGCTTGCGAATGATGGCAAGGTAAAGGCAAGGATTGCCGAACTGCGGGCAAAAGTGGCTGAAAGGGCAGAAAAAAAGTTTGACATGACCAAAGAGTCTTGGCTTGAAGAACTGCGCGAGATTGCCACGGAAGCCCGGCAAGCGGAAGACTTTTCAGCCGCTACTGGCGCTCTTTCTCAGATCGGCAAGGCTGCGGCGTTTTATGCTCCAGAGGAGGTCAAACACTCTGGCAGCATCGGCCTTGAAAGCCTGTCTGAAGCTGTGGCTAAGGTATTTGGGAAATGATTATGACCATTCCGATTACACTCATTGCTCCTTGGGTCATCTTTGCTCTCATCTCTGCATTGGTGGGGATCTTTTTGCATTTTGGCACTCGCTACCCAAAAGACCCTACCTTTGTGGGCTGGTTGATTTGGGCGATTAGCCTTTATGCGGCGCAGGCCACTATTTACGCAACATGGCGAGGGTGGGTTCATTGGTCATGATCACCGCCGCCGAGATCGCCGAGAAGCTAGCCTCTAAAGACTGGCGAATGCGGAATCTTTACCTCATCTTGCCAGAGGATGACGCAGACGGCGGCATGGTGCCTTTTGTTCTGAGGTCTGAACAGGAACAATACCTGCGCGAGCGTCACACAAGGAACATGACGCCAAAGGCTCGAAAGCTGGGCATGAGCACGCTGATCGTTTTGGACTACCTCGACGAGTGTATCGCCACGCCAAACACACATTGCGCGCATGTTGACTTCAAGGAGGATGACGCCTTCAAAAAACTGGACATCGCCCGCAACGCTTGGAAGAACGGGCCGCTGCATCCCAATCCGGTTATTGCCGAGTGCTGGAAGCTGATACACAAAACGGTGCCGATGACCTCAGACGCCACGGGATGCCTTGTCTGGGCGAACGGATCGAAGCAAGAGGCGGGCACTAGCTTCATGGGCGGCACGCCTCGCCGTCTTCACTGGTCTGAAGCTGGCCCGATGTCTGCGCAGGCACCAGACAGGGCAAGGAAAGTGAAGCGTGGCAGCCTTAACGCCATTGGTGCAGGTGGCGTGATCGACATTGAAACGACGATGGAAGGCGGAGAAGGCACGATTGCGCGAGACATCTTTGACCTTGCCCTTTCAATGGTTGGCAAGCCACTCTCTCGCATGGATTGGAAGTTGCACTTCTTCCCGTGGTATGGTCATCCTAGCTACGAGTTACCAGGATATGCGCCAGTCTTGGCCGAGACTCTGAAGTATGCGGCCGAGATGCAAGCTAAGCACGGCATCACGCTTACGCCGTCACGCTGGGCATTTTACGAGAAGAAAAAGCTCGAGCAAAAGGAGGACATCTGGACGCAGTTTCCGACCATCGCGGAGGAGTGCATCAAGACTATCGTTAGCGGGCAAATCTTCCCCGGCATGGTCACGGCAAAGTCACAAGGCAGGATCAGGCCGCTTGTGATCGAGCCGAAATACCCACTGTTCACGTTCTGGGACATCGGCAACGACGGCTTGAGCGCGTGGCTAGGCCAGATGCCACACCGAGACATCAATTGGCACCGCTTTTTCCTCACGACTGGCAAAGGCGCAATTGAGGCCGTTGCACAGATTCAGCGATGGGAAGCGGAGCTTGGCAGGCCGATAGCGAAGCATTTCTTCCCTCACGATGTGGATTACCGCGACAAAGGATACTCGAAGACCTACCGCCAGCAGCTTGTGGAGGCTGGGCTGGCAAATCACAAAGTTATCACCGTTCCTGTAGCCGGTGACAAGTGGGACGCCGTGAACGCCGTTCGTGACCGCATTGCCCGCATGTGGTTTGACCCTGCGTGCGAACTGAAACAAAAAGACGAGTTTGGCGAGGATTTGCCCTCTGGCATCGGCTGCCTGATGAACTACCGAACGCAGCCCAAAGCAGCATCCGGCGCATTGCGGGCTTTGCCGTTGCATGACATTAACAGCCACGGCGCTGATTCTATGCTGACCTTTGGATGCGCTGACGAGCTAGGCTTTGTGACATCCGCAGTTGAGGCTGGCGAGAAACCAAAAAGAAGAGCAGAATGGCAAACGACATGACACCCTACGAACAAGCCCGCGACGTCGCCGACAAGCTAGGCATGGACTTCGAGCGGATGATTGCTGACCATTTAAGCGATGGCTACGTTTACAGTTCGCCTGATTGCTTCATTTGCGCAATGGACACAGCGCGGGACTTTGGCGAGTATGCAGAGCCGGGCATTTTCGTCACTTTGGCCGTTGGTAGCCTCGACCATTTCATCAGCATTGACCCTCACAAGGATAGGCGGAAATGGCTGGGATTCTGCAGAGAAGAGGATGGAGAGGTGCATTGGCTGCCATATTCGCGCTTGCTAAAGTCGAATCATATATGATTCTGGCGGCGTTCTTATTACCTCAGCGGTTAGAGGTCTGGCCGAGATGAACTTCCGTCAACGCTGGAAGTCGTTGGTTCGAGTCCAACATAAGGACGCAAATTTCACTTTATACCATCATGGGCGGATCAGCTAAGAAACCACCGAAACCAGAACCAGCGCCCGCGCCAGTTCGCGCAGATTCAGCCGCTGGCGAGCAGGCCGCCGTGTCAGCTAGTCGCCGCGAGGGGCTGAGAAAGACCATCGATCCAGCCAATCCACTAGCGCCAAAGACCGCGTTGGGCACGCTTGGCCGTCTCGGCATGGGCGGAGAAGGTGTGATGATGAACACCTACACGCCACCAGCAACCAACTGGAAACCAATCAGCGGCACTAAAGGGATGCGTTAACCTATGAACGACGAAGGCACCGACCAGACAAAGCGTTGGATCAAATGCTACCAGCGTTTGAAGGATCAGCGCGTTGCCACGATGGATCAGATCTGGCAGGACATCGCCAACTATTCCACGCCACGAAAGGCAGGCATTACGATCAAGCGTTACATGCCAGATGCCAACGTTGAGGCACAGATTTACGACGCCACAGCTACGGATTCGGTGCAACGGGCGGTTGCTGCATACACCTCATGGACAACGCCAGCGTCACAACCGTGGATCGCATTAAAACCCAATTTGAACCTGAGAGGCGACGACGCCGTAAAAGGCTGGCTGTCTGAGTGTTCGCAGATTCTCAATCAAGAGATCAACAGCCGCTCAAACTTCCAACTCGAACGTCTCGAAAGTGTGGCTGACTTGTGGAACTTCGGCACTACGGCCATTTTCAGCGAGATGGGCGAGGGCAACCGGCTACGCTTTGAGAAAATCAAGATCGGAACTTACGTCTTTGAACTCGATCCTTTCGGCAAAGTCTACCGCTTCATTCGTGAATTTGACCTCACGGCAGAGCAAGCCATGCAGAAGTTTGGCGAGGAGAACCTGCCCAAGTGCATCAAAGACTGCCTTTGTGACAGCGGCGACAAATCCAAACGATTCGAGTTTATTCACATCGTAGAGCCTCGCGAGCCATCGAAGGTCGGGGCGTATGGCTACAACGTGAAGACGCGGAAGAAGTATTTGTCTGCCTACGTCGAAATGCAGAGTCAAAAGATGGTTCAGGAGGGCGGTTACGACGGCTTTCCGTTCACTGTTGGGCGCTATTTGTCTTACGACTCGCTAATTCAGTCCGCAGGATGGGGCTACGGGCCCGGGTTTGCCATCCTACCAGAAGCGCGGCAGCTAAACTTCATCCAACAGATGATGGACGTTTTCGCTGAAAAGCAGGTCTTCCCGCCGATGATGGTTCCTGACACGTTCGAGGGATCGCTCAAGACCGCCGCGAGGGCGCTGAACTACTACCCGTCTGGGATGGGGCCGGAAAGCGTCTATCAAGTGCCAGTGACCGGCGAATGGAGCGTTGCCTTTGAGCGCGTGAAGATGCGCCAAGACATGATTAAGCGTCTTTGCTCTTTGGACATGTTCCAGATGTTCGCGCAGATCGACCGCGAGATGACTGCATACGAGGTGGCACAGCGGGCGGGCGAGAAGTTGGACACGGTAGGCCCGATCTATCACCGCGACGTTCGCGAGACAATTGAGCCGCATCTCCGCCGTGCTTTTGAGTTGTGCGCAGCGAATGGCCTTTTGCCTCCGCCTCCACAAGAGGCATACGAGATGGTTGTTCGTGGCTTTGTCCAAGTGGCTGATCCTGAAATTGCCCTCACTTCTCGATTGGCGATGGCAATCGACGCCTGGAATGCACGCGGCGCGGATGAAGTCATGCAGACTGCGGTTGCGCTCGCTGCCGTTGTTCCAACGATCATGGACAACCTAGACAGCGGCTTCTACATCCGCGAGAAGTCCCGCCTTGTCGGCGCTCCTGAAGGGTTGCTCCGCAAGCGCGAGGAAGTCCAAGCCATCCAACAATCCCGCGCAGAAGCACAACAAGCACAGCAGGCCGCAATGATGGCAAAAGAAGCAGGGCAGGCAATAAAATCGGTTGGCGGTGTCGAGCAAATGCGAGAACTTGTCGGAGCGTAATCACGCGCAATCATCAAACAATCATCACCATGAGCAAATCTAACATTAGCGAAGCGTTGGGAATCGGCTGGTTTATTGCCGCTGGTCAATTCCAATCAGGCGCATTGGGCGTATTGTTTTATTTTTGCCTTGCGCTTGGATTTCTTTGTTTGGTTTTGGCAATGATTATTACCATCACGGAGCCTCCCAAATCATGACGCCATTCGCCTCCGAACTCCTAAAGCCGCTCGACGCCGACGAAAAGAAGGACGTGCTCAAGGCTACGCTCCGACTCTTCAACAAGCCGGACTTTCAGCTAGTTTTCCGCTCGTTGAACGCAGACGTGGGCGGCATCCTGAATCCAGCATTTGAGCAGGGAGGCGACGCCGTGAAAGCAGCATTCCGCGAGGGGCAGAAAGAACCGCTGCGCTGGCTGTTCACAATGTTTTTGAAAGGCATTCCTGAGACAGAGAAACCTAAAACACAAGAGACGTAACACCATGATCACGATTACTCCAGACAATCAAATCGACCGCGACGGCGAAGTCATCGGCTCAATCATCGGTGGTATCGCTTGGCTTAAATCCAAGCAAGCCCCGCGCATTGTCGGCCAGATTAGGCAGGCGGCAGGCATCGATGGGCTCAAGTTCGAGATTGCCGACACACCAGAAGATCAGGTCAAGCTCATGGTGCAATCTTTGCCTACTGATACAGGAGCCGCTGAGGTTGCTGCCCGCGCTCAAGAAATCCTTTCTCCCCCCATTTCCTCCGCTGCTGGCGTCGATGACGGCAGCGTGATGGAGCCTGTCCCTGTGAGTGATGACGCAGGGGCAGGCATTTCTTTCGCCATTGGCTCCGACTGGGGCACGCCGGGAACGCCATACTTTGCCCGCTGCTTTATCAATCATCACGGCCCGGACGCTTACTCGAAGTATTGCAAGGCTAACGGCATCTAATTCCTATGGAAACCGAAACCACACCAACGGCGGACAATGCCTTGCAACAGCAGGCAGCGACCACAACCGAAACGCAAACGCAACAGCCACCCGAAGCGCCGTCCACGGTGCAACGGCCTGATTACATTCCGGCTAAATTTTGGGATGATCAGAAAGGGGAACCGAAGGTTGACCAACTTGGCGCATCTTACATCCAGCTTGAAAAGGCTTTTGGCGCTAAATCACAGGCACCGAAGAAACCCGGAGCTGACGCCACGCCAGAGGATCACGCCAAATACTTCGCGGAGCTTCGTAAATATACCGGCGCTCCAGAGAAGCCGGAGGACTACGGCTTGAAAGCTCCCGACACGTTGCATGAAGGCGTCGAGTGGAACGCAGAGCTTGCCAGCAAAGCGGCGTCAATCGCGCATAAATACAGCGTGCCACCGGAGGCGCTTCAAGAGTTGATCGCGCTCAATAACGAGAATGTGAGCGGGCTGATTGCCAAGTCAGAAGCCGTTCAGAAAGATCAGGTGGAAGCGATGGTTTCCGAGTTGAATACCGAATGGGGAGCGGACGCCAAAAACAATTGGCAGCGGGCGAACCGTGGAGCTATCGCGCTGGGCGTTGATCTTGAAAAATCAGGGCTTGGCAACAATCAGCACTTTATCCGGGCCGCCTTGCGCTTTGATGAGATGATCGGCGACGACAAAGGCCTTGTGAACTCCGACAGCCAAGCGACTTACCGCGAGCAGATGGAGCGCATCCAGAAGGGTGACGACTTCAACGGCAAGAACGGGCCGGAGAAACAGCAAGCAGCACTTACAAAACTGAAAGCGTTGTTTGACGCTAGCCAGAAGTGAAGATATAGATTTATCCACTCGTATTCGGGGACAGCTCGCGCCATTGGTGCGGTTGTTCTTTGCGGCATCTCAGAAATGGGATGCCGCTTTTTTGTGCTTGCATCGATTATCATATATGATATAGCTCTCACAACGACGGCCCCGATAGGATAAGCCGTAAGCCGAAATTGAGGCCCGCGAAAGCGGAGAACCGAGAAGACGGGAGACACGATTCTTCCTGCTAATCACCCGATTAGCTTCCACTCAAATTCACAAACTTACGCCTTATCATGGCTACTATTGACACATTCTATCCGACGACCTTCCAAGTATCGTTTGACCAAGTCCTTCAGCAGATGGATTCCCGTCTGCTCACTGCCGTTACTCGTGCCGATTTCACCGGCAAAAAGAAATGGTTCAACCTCCTAAATGACAGCGAGGCACAAGACATCCTTACCCGCAAAGGCGACACTCCAGACGGCGAACTTGATGCCAGCAAATACTGGCTCACCCAGCGACCAAAAGAAAAGGTCACAACCTTCGACGAGTGGGACAAGCACTTCCTTGGAACCATCGTTCTCCCGACTTCCGACGAAGTTCAAAGCCACGCAATGGCATTCAACCGTGCAATTGATGATGTCATCATCAGCTCGTTTGACGCCACCCGCTACATTGGCGAAGACGGCACGACCACTGACGGATTCCCATCCGGCCAGAGCGTCGCCGCTAACTACGCTGAAACTGGTTCTCCGACCTCCATCGGGATGACCTTGGCAAAGCTCCGCCGCGCCAAATATCTGATGGACGTTTCCGAGGTGCCTTCTCAGGGCCGCTACATCGTGATCGGCGCTCAACAGGAGCAAGACTTGCTCCGTGACACCAATCTGACCAGCGCCGATTTCAACACGGTAAAAGCCCTTGTTGATGGGCAGGTGAATACCTTCCTCGGATTCACTTTCCTGAAGTCGCAGCGTCTGCCAGTTGGCACCGTCTCCGGCACCGCTGACGTTCGTAGCTGCTTCGCCTTCCATTCCTCGGCGGTGAAGTTTGCTATGTCTGACCGCCAGACCCGCATGGACATCCTGCCACAGCGTCGTCACGCTCTCCAGATTCGCTCCACGATGATGCTCGGTGCTGTCCGCACTGAGAACGAGAAAGTGGTCCGCATCTACGCTGACGAAACTCCATAACCTGAACTGAGAGGGGCGGTGTAACAGCCGCTCCTTTCTAAAAACTCACCCTCAAAATTTACCTTTATGGCTGCACTCACTGACACCTCACTATACACCGCACAAGCTACCGCTTTGCTCGATGGTTCTGAACGTCCTAACCGGACAGGAACGACTGGCGGAACGGTTAAGATCCTCCGCGCTCAATACACTACCACTGGCAGTGAAGCCGCGAACGACACGTTCAACCTCTGCTATCTTCCCAAAGGCGCTTCGGTGCTTCGCGGTCTTAGCACGGTCACTTGTGTTGATCCTGGCACCACGCTGACACTGGACATCGGCACAAGCTCCAACGCAGACCTTTACGCTGACGGCATCGTTCTTTCGAGCGGTGGCGCCATCGGCTTTGGTTCTGCGGTTGCTGGCACCGCTGGCGACTTGGCTCCTACCGTGACCACTGACAACAGCGCCGTGATTGTGACCATCGCTTCTGCGAACACCATCACCGCTTCCGTTGTGCTCTACTTCGAGGTTGCTTACATCGATTGGAACTAACACTCCCGGTTAGTGCTCTGGGAGGCTCCTTATGGTTGGGGAGCCTCCCTTTTTCTTAACTTTTAACGCTATGGCTGCCACCGCTACCGAGATTGCAAACCTTGCCATTGCCCATTTAGGAGGCAGGGCGTTAACGGCTCTTTCCACTGACACGACACAGCAGGCCGCTAGCTTGCGGAAGTGGTATAACCCAGACGCAGGCACGCCGATCTACACCGCGCTCGATGAAGTCTTGAGGGCGCATCCGTGGAACTTCGCAACGGCTCGCAAACGGCAGACAATCACGTATTACAGCATCACGGATGTCACTAGTTCAAGCGGGCTAATCAAGATCACGGACGGGAGCCACGGCATTCAGACCGGCGATAGGGTTTATATCAAAGATGTTGAAGGCGTCACCGCGGCGAACGGTCAATGGTATGTGACCCGTATTGATAATGACGAGTTCACGCTTCAAGACTCTGTTTTCGCTGGCACTTACACGGCAGCCACGGGCGAATGGGTAAAGATTCCCGCCTTCGATTGGGATTTCCAGCACACGCCGCCCGACGACTGTCTGCGAGTGCTGTCTCTCAACGCAGGCGGAGGCCAGATGGAAGACGCAGGCGCAGACTTCCAATTTGAGAAAGGATTGATCCTCACGGACGAGGAAACAATCAATTTGAAATACATTCAGAGAATCACGGATGTCACCGAGTATCCTGCCGATTTTGTAACGGCGTTCTCTTTCCTTCTTGCCTCCTACATTGCGCAAGACACACAGGGAGCCACGGGGCAGGCACAGCAGATGCGCCAATACTTTGAAAAGGCCGTAGCTCCTCCCGTGAAAGCCAGAGACTCAAACGAGGGCAAAGCTCGGCGCATCCCTCCATTTAATGACTCTCAAATAGTTTCGGCTCGTTTCGGCGGATATTGGACAGGTGGAATCACTGAATAATCATCATGCCACAGTTTCAAACGATTAAAGCAGTGTTCAACGGTGGCGAGATGTCGCCACTCATGGACGGGCGCACGGATTCTGAGAAATACGCCACTGGATGCCGACTGCTCGAAAACTTCATTGTGAGGTCTTATGGTGGAGCATTTAAACGTCCGGGAATACGGCACGGAGTTCACGAATCAGTTACCTCCCATCCTGGATTAATTGACGCGGTAAGGATTATTCCTTTTCGGCGGAATACTGAACAGAATTACATCCTCGTATTTAAACTCAATCTTATTACGGTTTATCAATACGTAAACGAATTGATTGCCAGCGTTGCGACTCTCACGACGACCTACACAGATGCCGAAATTGCCGATTTGCATTACTGTCAGTTGAATGACATCATGCACCTCACGGTTGGCACAAAGCATCCGCGAATTATCACCCGTGCGAATGACGGAACGTGGTCAATAATTGACACGCCGTTTCAGTTTGCGCCCGCACTTGATCCGCCATCGGACGCGGTGACCATGCTGCTTGAATACGATGCTCCTACGTGGGTGACGTTGACAAGCTACGCGGTGGGCGATTTCGTTCTGTATTTGAACGACCTTTACCGCTGCAAGACTGCCAATAGTGACGCGGCATTTACCGCTGCGAAGTGGGACAAGGCCGTTTATCGTTCCCCATGGAACGTCGTCCAAGCTTACGTTGCTGGCGATGTCGTGGAATACTTCGGCAGCAATTACTTTTGCATCACGGCGAACACTGCTAGCAGCGCAAACCGTCCCGGCGTGGGCGCTCAATGGGTGTTGATTAACATCACTGACTACCGGCTAATCGCTAGCTCCGCCACGTTTGACGCTAACGAGGTTGGCTCTATCTGGCTTTTGTCTCCAGGGTCAACTGGACGTGTGAGTTCCGAGACAATCCCAGCAGCTCCGTCCACTACGACGGCGGCGGCGGTATTCATCCAAGGATCTTATTTGGTGCGGACAAATTGGGCTTCCAACGCGTCTCCTGCTGGCACTATTCTGCAGCTCCAGGAATCGCTAGACCGCATGAACTTCACCACCATAAAAGAGTGGCAGATTGCGGGAACTCTTGAGGGAACGGTTAGCTATACTGCAGATGCTCCGAATACTGGCGGATGGTATCGCATGGTTGCAATTCGCACAGGAACCAATGCCACCAATACAAGCACGATGACAATCGAGCCCGCAGTTGGCAAGCTAGACATCCCTTTCCAGATTGAGAGCTACACCAGCACAACGGAGGTCAAGGGCGTTCCCAAGCTGGCCGTTGATTCGCTCATTCCAAACGAGGTGATCGGCACGGCGTTCCCTGTTTGGCGCAAAGGCGCATTCAGCACAACGCGAGGCTTCCCAAAGACCGTCACATTCCACGATTCGCGGCTTTGGTATGCCTGCACGGAGACAGAGCCAATGCGAATCTGGGGCAGTCAGACAGACGACTTCTATACCTTCTTGACCGGCTCGCTAGACACCTCCGGTATTGACGTCACGTTAGCGGCAACGCAGGCGAACGACATTCAATGGATTACCTCGTTTAAAAGGACAATGGTCATTGGCACGACTGGCGAAGAGTGGACAATGGACAGCGGCGACACTGACAGCGCGTTGACACCTGCAAACGTTCGTCTTCGCCGTTGGAGCCGCTACGGTTCATCAAAGCATCAGCCCGTGCTTTCTGGCGATGGCTTGTTGTGGCTTACCCGTGACAACCGCCTGCGTGAGTTCGCCTACGTCTTCGAGCGTGATGGCTACAGCGCGCCAGAAATGACGCTGCTGGCTGAGCACATCCCTAGCCGGTCAAACGTCGTCCAGATCGCCTATTCACAATCGCCTGACCCGATCGTCTGGCTTGTTCACGCTGACGGCACTTGGAGCGGGTTTACCTACGATCGTGAAAACAACGTCACGGCTTGGCACCGGCACCGCATCGGCGGAGGACAGTTAATCCTTGGGATTTGCACGCTTTACTCAACAGCTACCGCCGCTGATTCTTTAATTTTTCTCGTTGGCGGAAATGCTGCTACGTCATTAGAGCATATCTCTGGGGAAAAAATGATTGCAGCCATGTCTTCATCATCTCCAAATACGGAGGTGTGGTGCATGGATTCATTCACCTCAGATCAAGGAGTTCAGTCGTCTGGAACGCTTATTTTTTCAAGCATCTCTGCCACCACAATTAATCCAAATTTTGCCAACGGATTGATTGCGCTTGCCACATACGAAAGCGCCAATGACGGTTCGCCGCTTATTTCTCAGTCTGTTGTTAATGGATCAAATTGGGATGTTAGCTTTGCTTCTACTTTGGCTAGCGGCCAGCGGTTTTTAGGTTTCCCTTTTACCGCATATCTTATTCCGAATAGGATGGAAATTCAGCTTCAAGACGGAAGCGCGCAGATGCGTAAATGGAGGGCATCTCGCGCATCTTTTCGTGTTTGGCGATCTTACTTTGGTCACGTTGTTCAGCGTCTTGCGGACGTTGCTCACACAAATTACAGCCGTATTGACATCACAGGAATTGATGAATTTCCAGAGACTCCCGGCGATACTCCGACGACGCTTGGATATGTATCTGGTCAAACGCTGCCGCAAGCTCTAAACTTTGACTGGGGCAACGCGCTCGACATCGTGATTTCCTCCCGGCATCCAACGCCGTTTAACATCCTCGGAATGATACTTGAGGTTGAAGTAGAGGGCGTTTCGGGCGCGGGCACTTGACGCGGGCGGGATTCGTGGGATGGTGGCGAGTCATCACATCATCACCATGAAACAAACACTAGACGACAGAATCGCCACGGGCGAAATTACCACTCGCCATATTACGCTAGCCGTTGAAAAGCTGCGTGCTCAATATGCAATGGGCCTTTATTGCCATCCCGGCAATTTTGACGCTCGCGAGATTCGAGACGAAGTTACTCGCCGTCTCATTCTTCAGCTTGAAGCCAAGGTTGCATCCAAGAAATACGCCGTCAAAACCGTGCGTTACCCAGCGACATGGATTGAAGCCTTCAAGGAAAGGTTTATCCCTGAACAGTGGAAACACCTTTGGCCTGTCAAATATGAAGAAGTGACGCTGGAAGCGAGCGCGTATTATCCAGAGATCGAGATTCCAGGCAAAAATGCGTTTGTTGAGATTAGACACGCGGCAATCATGAGGCAATATCAATGACCATTCGCGCCTATACCGCCGACGATTTCCCGATCGTGGAACAATGGGCAAAAGCGCGGAACATGACAATAGTTCCACAGTTACTAAGTCCAAACGGCTTTTTAGTGGAAGATGAACACGGGCCGCTTGCCGTGTGCTGGGTGTATCTCATTTTTGACTGTCCTCGCGCATCCATTGACGATTTTTACGCAAGACTGTGCGCAGACGCTTGGAAGATCAAGCAGGCTTGGCATATTTTAGAGCGTGCCGTAATTGCATTCCTCTCGAAACTGAGAGATTGCAATGGCAAGCCCATACGTTATCCTGTATTGACTACATTTGCCGACGCAAAACTAGCGGCTTTTCTCAAAAGTGACGGCTGGCACGTTGGCGAAAAAGCTCACTATCACATCTTAAAACCAATCAATTATGACTTTGTCTGATTTCTTCCAAGTCATGCCTTTAGCCTATGGATTGGATGCCTTGGCTTATGTGGCTATCGTCGCGTCTTTAGCCTCTGCTTATGTGTCTTATGACACATCACAAACACAAGCTAAGCAGGCCGAATACAACGCACAAGCTCAGGCGGACGCAATCAGCGCAGAACAAAAGCGACAGGCGGCGGAGACAGAAGAGAATCGCCGTCGAGCAGTTCAGGAGCAACGCAGGTTCAGAGCGCAGCAACTCGCGGCAATGGCGGGCTCTGGCGCGATGCTTGGCACCGGTTCAAGTCTTGCCATCGAAGCCGACACTTGGGCAAAACAGCAAACAGAACTGGCGGATCAACAGCGGCTTACAGACCTGTCACAGCAACAGTTGGCGTATCAACGCAAGTCAACGCTGGCGATGGGCGCAGCGGAGGCTGGAGCCATTCGCGCCAACGCCACGGGGCAGGCGCTTAGCGGTATAGCCTCTGCGGCTGGGAAGGGTTATGACGCGTGGACGACACGCCCACAGCCAGCAAATAACGGCTCAACAATCCCAGCCGGATACAAGCCAAAAACAGTTTCTCAACGTCCAGCAGGAATGTAAATCATCACATGAAAACACCACAAGACCCAGCAGTTGCGCTTATTAAACAGTTATTGGACGCCATCCTTGCTATCCCAGATAGGAGGATGACAAAAATTGGCGCGCATGTAAAGCGTAACGTGGTCGATATAAGCCGGGCTGCTATTGAGTTGGCTACTACAGGATTAACGCGTGAATATCTTGGCGCTGAGTATGCGCTCGAAGCCATTCATTTTACAGGAGACCTTTATATTGCGCAGGTGTTATGCTTTGATGGTGGCACATATTCGTTTGGCGGAGGAGGAACTCCTCATGAGGCAATAATGTTTGCACTTGCTGATCGCGTGACTCCAGAGCCAAAAGATTCGCCGATAAACGTGCGATTGAACTAATTTACAACATGGCACGAATCCCAATACTCCAAGAACCTGCGCAAATCCGCACGGGTAACCAAACGGTTCAAACGCCTAACCTGCCAGCGGTGACCAACGCCAGTCTCGGCAAGGCTCTCGGCGACGTGTCAACCGTGGCGTTTGATATTAGCGAGCGAACCAAGCGCGTTCAAGACGTGAAGAATCTTACGACCGCTAGCCTCAAAATGCAGGAAGCTCAGTCTCAGTTTGCTAAGTTTCAGATGGAGCAACCAGACGAATCGAAGTGGCTGCCAGAGTGGGAAGCTATCAAGACTCGAGTTCAATCTGAGATTGCAGAAATGCCACTGACTCCTGACGCTCGAAATCAGGCAACGGAGCGTTTCGGTATGTGGTCAATCAATGGCACCACAAACGTGCAAGCGCAGAGCCTTAAACAGGCTGGAAGGAATGCGGCGTTGGCGGTTGATAACGCCATCCAGATTGGCAGGCAGACAGGAGACTTCACAGCCGCACGCATGGCCGCGAATGATTACAAGTCTGGAATCCCGATGTCTGAACAGGAAAAACAGGCGATTGATTTACAGATTCAAGGGGCCGAGCGCCAGTTTGCAGCCGAAGATTTCAAAGTGAAGATTGGCATGGCACGCGATCGCTTCGACGGTTTGGCGATGATGGATGCCGTCATGGAAGCGGAAAAGAAAGGCGCGATTACTCCGCAGGAAGTGAAGGCTTTTGAGGATGAATCAAAGCGATTAGAAGCTGTTGGCACGGTCAAACAGATTGCCGACGTTGATCCTG